CCGTTCCAAAATGTGTCCGAAGGTGTAGCCATACTTCTAGAAACAAAGTATAATCCTACATTACATAAGAACCAATACACATTGGTTATCCATGCTTGTCTCCAACAGTATTTTCTGTTGCTCTGTACGATGTACATGTTTCTCTCATTCATTGTTGAGTCAACAGACAAAGGTCTAACCTTTAACCATTGCTCTAATAGTAATGATATTACAAATCCAATTGCAAAAATATAGAATAATAGATTTAATAATCCTGCACTAGTGAGTAAGAATGATATCATTGTTGTAATACCCCTGCTAAAGTTTTAATATATGCATCCACTGTATTTTTATATTGTTCAATGACATCTGGTAAAGGAGCACACATGTTTAATATTTTATCATAACCAATTAAAAATGATGTATCAGCTGAAAAAATCTTCCATGGTGTGAATATTAAACCGACTTTCTCACTTCTCATAGGTCCTGATCTAGTTAATACAAATGGATATACTATATTATAACATACTTTTCGTTCTTCACCATCAATGGTCTCAGTATGATCTTTTACGTTAGCAATCACCTCTTCTCCTGTTGGTAATGTGAGAATGAGAATATTTAATTGTTCATTCATAATTTAGTTAAACGTTGTTTGCTTTAATTTGTTCTAATAGTTTGTCTAAGTCTTCTTGAGTCTGCACAGCATTATCTCTTCCTTTAAGAGCTGCAGGTGCCCAGATAACATCAGGGTTCTTAATTTTATAGTTAGATGCAATTGTTAATATGATTCTTCTAGCATACTCAGAATATGTATTTGTTTCAAATTTTCCAAATTGATCTTCTGTCTCTAGATACTCTTTACCCTCATTAACTTTATTGTTTTCTACATCTACTATGGTTATCCATTTATTATACATGATTGGATTGAAAGGGAATAAAACATCATCAGCTTCTTTACCATCATAGTCTTGTGGTAATGATCTTAACTTAGTTCTATACTTAGTCCACATTGCTTTTGTGTCTGCATCAATTGCAGCATCAGGCATCTGTGTCCAGTCACAATCTGCTAGTAGATAGTTTCTAATCATTCTGATACCTTCCCAAGATACTTTATTCCATCTACCATACTCGTTGTATAGTTTTTCTTGAATAATCTCCTGTTCAGTATCCTGATACTCAAAGTATTTTTCTTTGAGAGTTTCAGCGATCTGTGATACCTCTGCTTCAGTTGGTTCTACCCATTGATATGTCTGCCATCTTCTAGCTTTTGTAGCACGATCATATACATATTTTTTCTTTTCAATACCATATGATCCATCACTGAAATAATTCAAGTGAATCAAACGATCTCTATCTGATGTCCAAAATGGATACAAAACATTTTGAATATTGGCATTCCAATAATCCTCCTCAATGTATTGAGTCTTTCCATCAACTATAATCATTCTTTCTAGTGCATTAACTTGCACTACTACACGTATGTCTGCCATGTGATTAGGGGATTTTACTGAACCAGCCTGTTGCAATATATTTATCATGGGTGAAGACTGTGTTTCCACGATGCACATGTGTCATACCTGCTGGCCAGATCAATAATGTACCTGTTTGTGGTTTATATCTCTTCCTCTGATATAAGAATTCTGTTTCTGCTTCACCATCTGGCATATCATTTAAGTATACCATCCATGCTAACTCTCTGTTTGCTGCTCTGAAACTAGAGTTTTCATAATGCCAAGTATGATAACCACCTCCAACTGGAGTTTTTTGTACTTTTAAACCAATTGATGCTAGTCTGACATTCCTGATATGGTCATATTCTTGTCTGTAGTTCTCAAATGCAGAATTCAGATATTTATAAAAATGCGAAGACATTCCCATATCAACATCATCGTACATCATACTGACATCATGACGTGCTAATTTCTTTTGTGGCATTTGTTCACTGCCATATTGCACCACATAATCTGGATTGATTTTCATTGTATGTTCAAATACAGATATCATTGTAGTGCATATTTCGTGATGTACAAATCTGTGATATACACCAATAAAATCTTCAAATTTTCCTTCTAATCTATCAGGATCTATAATCAATCCACTTTCACTAGCGTCTAACATTAATATGCTCTGATCATATACTTAACTAAATGATACCTTGTTAACAGCGGAATGTCAATGTTTGGTTGTAGAGAAGAATCAACATTTAATTTAACAGCAGACGATAGAGTAAATGTTCCTTCATTTACCTCAAAACCAGCAGAATTGATTGGATCTCCTTGTGGTTCAATACGTTCAGTAACAAACTCAATTCCTAAATCAGCTTTTGCAGACGGGTATGTTGTAATAGTTTGTTGTACCTCATTATGCACAAATGCAACATAATCAATACCAAAGTTATCATTATCAGGATTTCCAGCACCAGATCTTGTTTGCCTTACTTCTAACACTAAATTATTAACTCTCATACTTGTAGGTAAAGGAATATCAACTATTTCCCAAGTAGTAGGACCAGTAGCGGAAGATATTGTACCAATTTTTACAAAACTAGTCTGATTATCATTACTAGCAAATAACTCTAATGGTTCATTTGGTGTCTCTCCACCATTGCTACCATTACCACGAATAACTCTTATCTTAACTGTGTTAATTTCTGATGCTTTTGAATTACCAGTAGTAGCATCAATTGCAATTGATCTCGCCCATCGTATAGCTTCATTTCCAAAAAATCTAAGATATTTTTCAGAATCAATAGAAGCAAAACCACCATCTACTCCAGATCCAGTTCCAGATTGAACATAGTCAACGGATGTACTTGAACTAGCAAACAATCCAGAAGTTACTGAAGTTGATGTTCCACCAGAAATAGTTTCTGTTACTTGATATGAAATATTACCTTGACCACCATTACCACTAGTTGTACCACCTTGTCCAATAACTAAAGTTCCAGCGTTAATATTAGTAGCTTCAAATTTAAAGTAAAAATATGAACCTGATCCACCGCCACCTCCACCAGCACCATAAAATGTTTGGTTTTCTGTAGCAACAAATTCAACAGATCCAGCACCACCAGATATTTGTTGTCCTAAACCTACAACAGCACCATTATTAGCATCTCCTGCTGATATTAAAGATGCTGTGCCACCTGTACCAGATCCTTTAAATGCACTTCTTCCTCTTTGTGCACCATAACCCTCTCTTCGTGCGTTAGAACCGTTTCCAGCACCTCCACCTCCACCAATACCAGATCCAGAGCCGACGCCACCGCCACCTCCTCCTCCGCCACCGCCAGTACAGACGGAGTTTTGTCCAGTACCACCACTTCCAGAGAAAACAGCACCTAAATTTTGTGCACCATCATTAGGAGAAGGTTGTCCATTTTGATCATTACCTTGAGTACCACCTCCAGCAGCACCGCCACCTCCACCGCCACCAGCTCCAGCGAGGACGTTTACAGTAGTACTAATAGCAGACGAAGCACCACCGCCTCCGCCTCCTCCACCACCAGTACCGTTACCACCGTTACCACCAATAGAGAAACCAGTTTGTGATCCCTGACCACCAGTTCTACCACTACCTGAGTTACCACCGCCACCAACATAAACTCTTAACGCTGCTGAATCTGTGGTAACATTTACAGTAACATTTTTACCGTTACCACCATTACCTGCCCACCAGCTGCCACCACCGTCTCCAGTTCCACCTGATCCACCGCCACCACCTTTAATGATTGCTTTTAGACTATCAAGTGGCCAGTTTTGTGGAATAGAATAAGTGAAAAAGTTAGCTCCTGTATTTGGTGTTGTAAAACTTTGAGTTACTTCATTTGTTCCAGTATATAAAGTTCTAGCACCATCACCACCAAAACCTCCAACCAGAGCAGAAGGAGCTCCTGTACCGCCAAGAGTTGGACTTCCATCAGTTCCATCATTTCCACCAAAATATTGAACAATTTCAATAGGTAATCCATTTACAGTATATGTACCTGGTGCATTAACGTTTGTTGCACCTACTCCACCAGAGACAATTCTACACTGTCCTCCAACACCACCTGCTCCACCAGATTGACCTTCTGTACCACCTGCACCACCTTCTGAAACAATTTGTATTTGACTTCCGTTATAGTTAAACTCGTAGTAAGTATCACCACCATTACTACCATTAACATCACTAGTAGCACCACCACCTCCAGCACCACCAAGAAATCCAGAGACACCTGCTATTGGTGATTGTTCTACGGTTGGAGCTGGAACTGTATAAGATCCAGGAACGTTAGATTCTACAACGGTTTCGGTAGTTATTCCAGTTCCACCTGGTAATTGAATTGTTTTACCACCAATACTATAAGTATCATCAATATCATATACTGTATCAGTTGGTTGTTGAATAACTGTTACCTGATCTGATGGTAAATTTCCTGCAATTTTATATGCTATTTCTACTACAATATCCTGACCAGCACTACCATTTGTTGATGCAAATAATGCTTGACCTGTTATAGCTTTGTATTTTGATGATGCCAAGTAGAAATTATCGTCATCAATTTTAATTGCATACCACTCTGTGTTCTGTGCAAATGCTACAGAAATGCCATCTACATCAAATACACATTGAGTTGTCTGATCATTTGACTTAACTCTAATTTTATATCCAGTCTGCAAGTCATGACTAGGAATATTAAATTTTGTTCCTCCAGGCTCACCAATAATACTTGTTGCAGTAAAAGTTACGTCTACTGTCTCACCAATACCGCCAATATTACCAAATGTAGATAGAGAAGGATCAGTGATAATATAATCAACCACACCATGACTATGAAATAAAGGTGTTCCTCCATTTGGTAAGAAGAAACTGACTGCACCTGTGCTATCTTTGTAACTAGCAAGGTGTTGATCAACAATTTGACCAGTTCCCTCAAATGCTCCTGCAAGAGGTGCTGTTGATGTCATAATAGCGTGATCATGCTCAGGAACTGATGTTAATAATTTTTCCTGTAGAGGACCTATTTGTAGAGTTACCTCACCTGTAAGACTTCCACCAACAAATTCTTGTACATTTGGATATCCACTAATAACAATGTTTCCTATATCAAATAGTGCTTCCTGTTGTGTTTTAGAAAAGAACCATCTACCACCAGTCTGTCCAACAGTAGAGATAACATTACCTGATACAGGAGATCCACCACCACTGACACCACCACCAGCACCAACTAATTTTCTAGCTTTATAATCAGGTACGTTAAATTTAATACCTGATGCTTGTCCAAAGTCTTCTGGGTTATAAGTTCCACCAAGTCCACCATATTTGTCTTCAATAACTTCATATAAGAGTGGATAATCTTGTGCATCATATTCAGACCCATCACAATATAACCAACCTTCATACTGCATATCTGGTTGACTAGCAGTTGTGGAAGATGTATTAACAATTTCAACTCTTGCTGTTCCACTACTGCCTGGTTGAGAAATATAAACTACATCTCCATTAGAATAACCGTAACCTTGTTTCTTAACAGTAACAAAATTCACACTACCATTTAAGTTTGCTGCAACACCAACAGTTAATCCAAATCCAGTGCTTGATGCTACTCTAATTGTACCATTAGAACCTAGATCAGTAATATTATAATATTTTCCTGCAAGAATATCTCCATTACTCCTAGCGAGTTTAATATTATTTGCGTCAACAACATCAACTAAAAATTTAAACCCTTTATCAATACTAACTCCACCAACACCATTTATAGACAATACTGGTGATGCTGTAGCGTCGTCATTACCACCGCCACCAATTAATGTAACGACAGGAAATTGATATCCTGAACCACCATTAATAACATTAATTCCAGTTACTGTTCCTGTATTAGAGTCAAACTCTGCTTGAAATGTTCCAGCAACAGAAGGACCACTACCATTATCAGTTACCTGTACAACTGGTGGAGCTGTGTAATTAGTGCCAGGATTGGTAACAGTAATAGAAAAAATAGATGCTCCTAATTTAGTCTGATTTGGAGCTTGATCTGTTGAAATAACTGTTAGTTGATCACCCTCAACAAAAGGATGATTAGGAATATTAACGTTATCTGTCCCTACTTCAAATGCTGTTCCTGCAGGAATACTAACATCTATTGGAGTTGTAGGATAACCAGAGATTGTTCCTAAGTCAGTCACATACCCAGTACCACCACCAGCACCAGAAACAACTTGTCCTAAACCATTAACATCTACCACTCCATTATCTGTAACCTTATCATCAGTTGCCTTAAAAATAGGCACGATAGCACCGATTGGCATTGTAGAGTTGCCAAACGTTGATTTGTCTGTAAGAAAATTAGTACGTATGTTTCTTGACATTTTAGGTCTTAATTAAGTAATCTACCATAATAAAAGGAGCGATTAGATTATCAATCTTTGTATCGGTCTCTGGTTGAATAGAAATAGAAGCACTCATTCCATCGGTAGTAAGAAATGTTTCTGGTATATCTAGTTTATAATTAGTTAATCCAGTTGTGTAATTTATAGTATGTGTATGTTGCGTAGGATCACTATCATAATCAAATGCCTCAGTAGTCTCAATAATATTTGAAACTTGAGGATATGCCACAGTGTTATTGTTATCAACTACAGTGTCTACTGGCATAACATCATGTAAAGATTGATTATGACTATATGCTGCACCATCAGTTAAACTACCAAAAGATGTAGTAACAACTTTAAGACTGATTCCTCCAGCACCAGTAGAAGGTGCACCACTAATATTTTTTCCTTGAATATCAGGAAAAGTTAGAACATCACCTGCTTGATAATTCTGACCAGGATCAACAATAGCTAAAACTTTATATCTTGTATTTGTTGGATTACCACCAGCACCTGGCCATGCTTCAGCACGAACCAGAACTCTAAATCCAGTTCCATTACCGCCGTTTAAATCAACCTCAGATGAACCAAAATCAGCTAAACCAGTCCAGTTTGCAGCATATGATGTATACGCCCATTGTCCAAGACCTTTACCATAATAACCTGCTCCTGTATAATCAGGTAAAATATCAAGACTTTCATATAATTCAAAAGATTGTACAACACCACTAGGACCTGTTGCAGCAGTAGGAATATCATCAGAATCAACACCTTGACCACCTAAAACATAATTTGGAGTAACAGGATAAGTTGTTACTGGGCAAGGAAACTGTTGTCTAACAGTAACAAATAAAACTGTAAATGTTTGCCAACATTCACCCTCTGGAGTAGTATTATATGTTTCACCTTTTCCAGTAGGAATAAGACAACTGTTAATAAATCCAGTACAACCTCCTTTACAAATACCATAATACTCAAAAGATGCTGAAAGAAAACCACCACCAGGAATATAATTACCTTCATTCCATCTTATTGATTGTCCATAATGTTTACATGCAGGTTGTCTTCCATCAGGATCACCAGAATCTGTAGCATCATACCAGTTTTCAGAACCAATCGTAGATGCGTTGTTAAAATAATTTAATTCAAATACATCACTACCTTGACGTCTGAAAGTTCTACATCTTAATGTTGTAGTGTAATGCATATGTGGTAAGAAACCAGTTATAGGAACCACTTCTTCATCAGGTCTTCTAGGTCTGGTAAAACCAACATTACCTGTAAGAGTAACAGTTCTAGGAGGAACTCTAAACTGTCCTACCATATCAACAACTGCATTAGATCCCACATTTGATGAAACATTAACACCAACACCAGATCTTTCAACAGTTTGACCAGCAGCATTAGTGACTGTATTGTCATTAATAACACCTTGATCAGATGCAGAACTAGCTCTGATAAATTTAGATCGTAAATCTGGTACTTGAAATTGTGTATCTAATAAATTTTGTCCTTCTTGTTTAAAAGCACAAGCATCACCAGTTCCAATAACTTCTGCTAATGCTGGATATACTGTTGAACTATAGACTCCACCATCACATCTTAAATAACCAGAAGGAAGTAATGTTGCACTATTTCCTACGTTAGGATCGTTGACTTCCAACTCTTGAGGAAAAGCGATCAACGTTCCTGTTGTCGTTCCAATCTTAGTTCTTTCTTGGTTTAAAAATGTTGCCATTTTAATAAGCTCTGATAATCATTACCACAGTTTGTGATGGAGTTTGGTTGTCCATAAGAATATTTAACGCATCTGGTATGTCAGAAACGTTAACTGTATATGATTGTACGTTATTTACAGCAATATTTGGAGGAATTCTAAGACCACCAATGTTCATTGAAAGATCAAAACTAAAGTGGTTATGTGATGATACTGTTGCGTCAGTAAAATCTTCTCCAATAGAACTGAGGTTTGTTGGATACGTAGAACCAACATCTCCATTGTAATAATTTGGTCTACCAAAAATAGTAGATGGTGGAGGAAATACACCAGTAACCTGTCTCATAGAGTGATCATAAGCACCAGAGTTTGTTGCTTGGTTGTACGTATCAGTAAATGCTGCTGTGTATGCACCATGAGCAGGAATATTGCTTTGTTTATTTGCTGTTGGAATTCTGTCTTGTGTAAAAGATTTTGCTTCGTTTGTTAATACTAAAGTATTTTCATCATAATATGTCATATTACCAGATCCATTTGGCCAAACGTCTGCAGTGTCAGTGTTTTGAATACCATTTAAGTTTGCAGACTCATAATCTCCACCAGAGAGACCAGGAGTTGGTGCTTCAAATATCTGAACATATCTACCATCAGGACGTGCTGTTGTGTATTGTCCTGAGTGTTTGTGACCTGGCGTGTGATCAATACCTAATTTTCTACCAATAGTATAGTATGTCTTAGACCATGTGGGATCATTCAATGTAATATTTTGAATTTTTCCTGCCATTGTATCAATTGGATCTAATTGAAATGTTAGATCCGTATCAGCACTGTAGATAGTTGGAGGAGTAACACCTGTGCCATCTTCAGAAATTAAATCACCAATCGCAGCTTCAGCATCAGGTTGTCCAAATTGATACTTGGTTTGTTGTAAATATGATTTTTCAAGGTCAAGCATTGACCTACCATTTAAGTTAGGAACTCTAAAGGTATCTCCTTCTTCATAATCAGGAAAGTTACCAACAATTGATGAGTCAGTAGGACCATATGTATTTCCGATCATAGATGCTAATAAAGGAAAATCATTAGCTTCAAAAGTCCTACCATCACAAACAATCCACCCCGTTGGTATATTGTTAGGAAGATTACCACTACTAGACTGTCCACTCCAAGGCATGATAGTGCCTACTGGAGCAGACTTCATAGATTTTAGTCTGTTATAGAATGCCATTATAGTTCAGTTAACCACCAACCTTGATAGACAGCAGGGATAAAGTTATCACCATCTGTTTGTCCTACAAAAACGAGTCCAAAGGATGCATTTCTGTTCTGAACAACCAGTTCACCAGATCCATACGGTGTAGACAAACCACCCAATTTGGTTCCTGAGGTATCACCTTGAAGTGCTACTGGTTCACCACCTATAATTGGAGCACGAACTACAAGTGAGTTGTTGTAAGTTAACGCTCCTGCAACTTCAGTAATTCTGATAACATCACCTGTCTCAGGATTAGTTGGAAGTGTAAGTATAAGAGCACCAGTAGAAGGAGCTACCGCTACAATATAATTTATATTGACAGATAAAGTAGAATCTGCATTGACAAACTTAGTAATATGTCCACCATTGATGTTCTTGAATCCCTTGTAACCAAATGCATCAATAGATCCATCTTGCATAATGGTAAAGCTATTGACACCATCAACACCTAAATTCTGAACATCAAGAATTGGTTGAGAGTTTGTTGGGTTTGTTCCAGAAATACCAGCGACCTCAAGTAAACGACCAACAAATGTGTCACCAAAATCAGTTTCAACTCTAAATGTTGGAGTATATGATTTGTTAGTAAACTGAATAGCATCAGGATCCTCAACACACTTGGATGGGAATAATCTAAAGTTACCGCTAATATCAGTAGAAGCGTTAATGTCAAGTGCTCCACCCTCAAAATGATGTTCATCGTTATTCTGTAATTTAAGAATAGAAATATTATTATCTGAACCAGTGATTTCAAAATTAGAACCGATGAACTTAACATCATCATATACATCTAATCTACCATGATGGAAATCTTTCTTAACTTGAATAGTTCCACCATCATTGGTATTATTGCTAGTTACAAAGAATACCTCATTATCAATTAATAACCAATATTCACGATCAAGGAAGAATGGAACGACATCACTATTCTTCAGTCCAATCTCAACAGCGTTAGATCCAGATCCAGCAATATTATTTGTTAGAACTGTATTTTCCCTGAATAAAACCCTGAATACAGTTTCACCATCACTGTGTGTTGATGATGTGCCAGGAACATATGTTAGACCACTAACACGAGTAACAGGTAAGTTACCAGCAGGTGCAACTCCACTTACTTGAGGAGTTCCATTGATCTGCATGATCTCTTCATTTCCGCCAGATCCAAATCCAACAAAGATGAAGTCACCATTCTCAAAGTTAGTAATATCATCAACAGGAAGTACTGTGGCATTATCTGCAATAGTTGTAACAGTATTGACAAATGTAGTAGCAATGCCATTGTCTACCTTAGGATCTTTAAGGACTGTGTAGACTGTCGCACCAGCTGTGTGTGAAGCAACCGCAGTTCCATATTGAGATCTATTTGCTAATACGGTACCACTTGGGTTACCAATTACTGTGTCACCAGAACATCCATCAACAGTAAATATGTCACGAACTCTATCAGTAATTCTAAACTTCTCATCTTTAGTTGCATTGAATGTTACACCAGATGCACTACCAGATCCTGAGAATGGAACGTTAAGTGTGACTGAACTAGCACCAATACTAACGATCTGAGGATCAATTAATCTTGTAGTGTCTCCAGCTGATGGGAACTGATTTTGTTCAAGTGTGACTGTACCACCGTTACCAGTAAGTTCAACAAAATCACCAACTTCAAGTCCCTCTACTGAAGGAATAGATGTAATTGTATTAGTTGTTGCTACTATACTACCAGTGAATGTCTGAGCTGATGCTGTCTTACATCCACCAACAAAGTTGAATGAACCATTAACAGTTAACTTACCGTTCTCTCCAGCAACACCATCATTACCAATGATTGTTTCACCAGTTACACTGTCAACAGAGAAGAGAACATCACCATTTGGACATCCATTAAGAATCTCAAATTTCTTGTTAACAATTGTTAGTGGTGTGGCAAGTTTGAATATCTCACCTTGATTGAAGTCTCCATCACCATTAGTGTCTTCACGAGATATAATTACATAATCTCTACCAACTGTTAATGTACCACCAAAGGTTGAGAGGTAAACATTTTCTTCACCAGTTGCACCTCTGGATCCATCAATCGCTTGCTCAATCCATGTTGCATCAAATGCAATATTACACTTGTAAACAGGAGTTCTGTTGCCAGGATTCTCAGGATGATTATCAATCTGTGGTGCGAATGTACCAAGAGGTTCTCTCTCAACTGTCAAATAGTATGGAGCACTTTCTGCACCTGATAAACCACCAACTGCAACACGAACAATTTCAGGTCTAGTGCCAGTTCCTGAATCAACAGGAGCATCAAGTAAAATGTAATCACCCTCAGCAAAGTAAGTGCCAGGTGCATTTAATAATGGTAAGTAATATTGCTTACCAGTCAATGCAGGGAGATCAGCTCCTTCAGGACCTGCACCAGTCTTGATGTCTTGGAATGTTGAGTCACCCCAAGTTGCAGAACCAGCAGTGTCAATTCTATTGTAATTTGGATCAGAAGCTACAACTTCTAAAACATTGACAATATCAACATTTTGATTAAAGGTAGAAGGTCCTAAAATACCAGATAAATGAGCAATTGGTGTTGTTCCTAATGATCCTCCAACACCAACAAAGGAGTAAGAAGAGGTACCACCACAGAGTTTAACACTACTGTTGAATGTGGTTTCACCATCAATCTCAACATTGTTTCTAATAGTAGTTGTACCACCTTGACCAGCAATGTTAACTTCAGAAGCATTTAAACCAAAGTCAATTGTTTGTGTGTTGCCAGAGAAGAAGCTAACAATACCCGCTTCAGTTGATAGAGTTACAACCTGTTCGGGGTTAGTTCTATCTCCACCAAGTTGCTTGAATGAACCAAAGGTTACATCACCTGCAAACTTAGCTCTCTTAACTTCAAAGTCAACGAATGATAGAGACTCAAGACGATTGTATGCACCACCAATCTTTGTCTTAGATATTGCTGCATCTTGAGAAAGATTACCAATAAAGATATTAGCATGATCAGCAGAATTACCAATATAAACAAACTGATCACCAGTAGACTTATCACCAATGTAAATCCATTGAGTAGAACTGGTATTATAATCACCAATTCTGATAGTCTTAGCATAACCACCGATATGTAAACCAGCAGTGTTATCACCACCAACAAATCCACTATCGTTGAACAAGTTAACTTGTCCAGTTGTTTGAGAAGTTCTTACCTCAGCAAGAGCACCATCATCGCCATTAACTTCAATGTCATGCTCAAATTTAGCATCATCAGTAAATCTAGATGTACCATCTACAACAAAAGCTCTGTCTAATTGTGAGTTATCAACATTGATACCAACACGACCACCATTTGTAGTTGCAATACGGAATACTGCCTCATCATTAGGGAATGAACTATCACCACCAACTAAGAATGCATTATCAACAGCAGTCTTTGTTCTATTGGCAAATGATTCCTTACCAGTACCTAAGAAGTCACTAATAGTTGTACCACTAATAAATGCTGTACCAACAACATCTAAGTTTGCTTTTGGATCAGCATCTAAACCAACCCATGCATTTGTATATGCACTATGTGGTAATCTTGCAACTGTGTTGATACCTAACTTGTAATCACCAATAGTCTCAGTCTCAGTTCTAAGTGCTTCTGCACCAAGTACACCAACTTCCTTAAAGTTAGCATTAGAGAATTCAATTGTAGGAGTAGGTTCACCAGTTGGTACGTTGTTTGCATCTATAATGTTTGCCCATGACTGTACTGACTGTGGGATCTGATCAATAACTTGGAAATGAACGTAGTTATTTGTTGGTGAGAATGCGTCGCCAGGTGGAGAATATACAGTCCAAGTTAAATTAAGTCTAGGATCAAAGTAGAAATTCTTAATCCTAATTTGAGAACCAGATGTAATTCCAATGTCATTACCAACAGCAAGATTTGCACCTTGAGCATTTTTGAATGTTAATTTAACAACATTACTTCCATCAAATTCAATTGTAAAGATGCTTGCCTGAGCTATCTGTGAGAAGTAGTT